ATTTGTATAATATAACTCAAACATTTGTATGTAATTATACCCGGTAAATGTATGTTTTAATTCTGAATATGTGCTTGAGTTAGGTAGACCAGCGTTCTCAGCTCCTAGTATACCGTACCCTGCGTAACTCGGTGTTGTATCATTATTTACAGATAAGATCTGATAAGCTGCCATATCAGATCTAGTCATCTGAAAATGAATCGTGCTAGATAGATCTACTGTTGAACGGTCACCAGAAATAAACGATAATCTGTTATTGTAACCGTTACCTGGTCCGTTTTGGTTAACTCTTAACCATCCAGTATTACCTCCAGCAGGGCTTTGTACGCTCCAGTTACCGTTATCAAAGTTTTTAATGGTAACGGGTACTCTGTTTTGTGCATTCCAGAGATATTGTTTTGGGCTTGAACCACCTGCTGTAGTTGTACCGAATGATTGTTCAGATTGACCTGCAATCGTGGTACGAAGACAACCTACTAACCGTTGTGAAAAATCAGTCGGGTTAACAGCTACACCGTCTTTATATGTGCGTTCTGGTGGCGGTGCTCCTGCAGCGCTATTAGACCATGCAATAAAATTTACTGCAAAAGTGTTGTTATTATTTGAAAGATATATATCGTAGTTTGTATTTGCATTTAATGAAGTTATACTAAAAGGTAAAATATCATTAAAAGCAAATTTATTCCAAGCGGTTGTAGTTTTATTATAAAGTGAAATAGTATTGCCCTTGTATGGGTGAATAAACAGTGTTGTAGCATTGAGTACATCAACAGTAGGCGTAGGTGTTGATATAGTAAAGGATAGTCTTATATTAGCAATAGTGCTATGTAGGAAGCTAAGCTGTGTATTAATATCAATGACAGCGTTATCAAGATTAGCTGTATTTGTATTAATTTTAACGAGTGAATCTCCAATACATTCTTCTCTGTCGATATATTGATATGCCATATGTTATATTATTTATCTTCGTTTTCGTTAACTATAGTTGAATCTATAATTTCAACGGGTTCAGGCTCTATGTTTATTAAAAGCTTTTTAAATATCTCTTCTCTAGAAGCGACCAAATTAACTGTATTATTAGTAATATTGTTACCTGGTAGCATACCAGCAACTTCTTTACGGTTTTGTAATTCCATTGTTTTGAGTTCTTTATCAGTTTTTGCCTTTTTATTTTGAAGGTTTATTTTATTAAGAGTATCAATTGCTTTTGATACAGAATTTACAAGTTCAGATAATGCTGCTAACTCATCAGGATTTTGTCCTTGAACAACGTAATCTTTAATATTTTCTACAGCATCGATACTTGTATCAATAAGCTGACTAGCACGCTTCATTATATACTCATTAATATTTTCTTCGTTAATATTAGAAGTATTGCGAACCGGTACACGTGTATCTACAGGTAAACTAAATGAAGATAGTTCGTCAAGAAGAGTATCTATATTATCAGACATCAAGATAATTAAGCTAATAGTTGAAAAACATAAAGGTTATAATAATATTATATAGTATGGAAATTACAGTTAATACAATTTACGGAACTTTTATCGTTCCGCGCGAAAAAGCTGACCAACTTATTTCGTGGCTTCAACAGAACGCTATTAAACAAGGTCAACAACCAATCGGTGAAGTAAAAGAAGGAGAATACACCGGACGTCAACTTATCAATGAGTAATATACAAACTTTTACTAAACTACAGCAAGAAGCGCAACAACAGGGGGTAGCTTCTGAAGAATTGCTTAATCTTTATAAACTTAAGTTTGTAAAAACTCACCCTGACGCTACGCTACCTAAACGTAATCATAATGACCCGATGTTTGGAGATTCAGGTTACGATGTTACAGCAGTAGAAGATGCAATTATTCCTGCTCGAGGAGCTACGGTAGTACCAGTTGGTTTAAAACTTGGTCAAGTACCTCCAGGGTTTTGGATTCGTATTGAAAGTCGTTCCGGTCTTCAGTTTAAACATAGCATTTCTGCTTTTAACGGTATTATTGATAATAACTATCGAGGAGATATGGGAGTAAGGCTTATCAATAATTCTGATATTGATTACCAGGTTAAGAAAGGTGATCGTATTGCACAGCTTGTACTCTACCCTTTAGTAGCTGTAACAGAAGAGAATGTTACTTTTACTGATGAAGTAACAGAGACAGAAAGAGGAGAAAAAGGCTTTGGTTCCTCAGGTAAGTAGTATATAATAACTACATGTTTAAAGATCTGTACACGGAGAAATATCGTCCGCAAATACTCGATGATATAGTTCTTACTAATGAAGAGAAAGATTATTTTCTTTCTTTAAAGGGTAAGAAAGAAATACCTAATCTATTATTTGCGGGTTCTCCGGGTACAGGTAAAACATCTCTTGCTAAGATTATTGTTAAAGATATTCTTGATTGTCAATATCTTTATATCAATGCTTCTGATGAAAACGGTATCGATACTATTCGAAGTAAGGTTATCGGTTTTTCGTCTACAAAGTCATTGGACGGTAAACTCAAAGTTGTTTTATTTGACGAGTGTGATGCACTCTCGCTAGACTCACAAAAGGCACTTCGTAATGTTATCGAAGAATACTCAAGTAATACACGTTTTATCTTTACTTGTAATTATCTGTTTAAAGTAATTCCTGCACTTCAGTCAAGATGTCAGATTTTTAGTCTTACACCACCACTTAATGGTGTTTTGAATCGTGTAGTACATGTTCTTAAACAAGAAGAAATTAGAGTACCAGATGAAGAAAAGAATAAATTAGTTGAGTTAGTTCGTTCAGGTTATCCCGATCTTCGTCGTATTATTAACGACATACAAAAGTTTTCGTATAGTGGTACATTAGTTATTAAGGATAGTAACGTTAAGAATATCGCAGGAACAGTAATTGCAAAATTAAAGCAGAAATCAGATCCAACTGAAGTTCGTAAGTATGTAATAGAACGCGAGCAGGAGTTCTCTGGAGACTATCTTCACCTTCTCAAAGAGATGTTTGAAGTTGTATTCAATGATACAACTCTTACAAAAGAACAACAATCTAACTATCTTCTTATCTTATCTGAAGGTATGTACAAGGATGCTATTGTTGTAGATAAGGAAATAAACTGGTTTAGTACCTGCTTACGACTCTCCTAACGACCGCAACAGCCACCGCTTGGTGTTGCTCTAAAAAAAGAAGTATTAGTTATTGTTTGCTGCCCAGGAGGGTTAGCTGTTGGTAGAGGTATACTTTCAGGTGTTGTTTGAGTTGTTGCCCAAATATTTGCATCTTTACTTGCTTGAAGCTGAGTATCATATATCCTGGTTCTATAAACTTCTGCATTTGTATTAGCGTCATAAACAACACCGAAATATCTATTATCGGTTATTTCTATTGATGTAAAATAATTGCTCATAAAAATAATTATATTGTATCTGGAAAATTAATAGGTAAAGGTTCAAAACGATGTATTTTTATAGCAGTAATATCGTTGTAATATATTTCTGATTCAAATATATGTTTTATGTTTATAACAAACCACTGCCCGTAAAACTTATCTTCGAATAGCCCACTTTCTACACCATCTGTTTTATCGATAGCTATAAACCTTCCTGGTTCACGATTAGTTAAACCAAGTGTTCTAAAATTAATACAAGCATTTTGAAAAAGACCGACGTAAAGTAACTTTTGTAAGCCATCAGCTTGTCTTATTTGTTTATTATCACCGTATAAGGAAAAAGTAGGTTTTATATTTTTATCAATTTTATCTTTTTCTAAAGAAAGTAAAAATAGTTTTTCGTTGTTACCTTTTTTATAAACATTATCAATATAATTTTTAGAAATAAAATCACGTGCAGTTTGTACACTATTATCTTTGAATTCGACGTTAAATTCGCGTTTATTAAAATCAAAAGAATAAACAGGTGTAGTACAAAACTGTGTTGTATTAGTTAATGCAGCTATATCAACAAAACGATAGTTAGTAATTTGATTATATTTTAATGATTTAAAATCAACATTAGGGTTATTACTATTACTTGTCGGGCTACGAAACGTCTTACTTGGTCGGTCAGTAGATGTATAACTCTGTACAAAATAATGCTCAATTTGATATTCACCAGGAGAGTCTGGTGTTTTGCCTGCTTTCTGAAAGAATTTTGATATAGGTTTTAAGGCGAGTTGACCAGTATCTGTAGCTTGTGGTCCACGCTCTTTGTAGAATAATGCGTAATCATTAACGCTGTTGTAAGCATATGAACTAACATGCTTATCGTGTATATACATTAAACTATCAAGAGCGGTTGCTTGTGCTGGTGCAGTATAAAATATTTTAGCTGCTCCGTTATCCCAATCATCGCCGTTAAGTGTAGGGCTATAGTTAAACTGCAATCTTGTATCAGGTATTATATTACCTGTATAATTGGCTTGTGAAGCATTATCGCTTAAGCTTAAATCGATAATTTCTTTCATAGCTTGACCTGTTGATATAACTCCAGGGTTATAGTAGATACCTTGTTGTTTATCTGATTCTATGTTTGCTTGTTGGGAGAGAGCAGTTGAATACTGTAATGTATTTGTTATCATTTTCTGGTACCAACTATCCCAGAAATATATCTTTAAAGCTTTAGTGGTAGCTGAAGCAGCGTTTTGGGCTCCAGGTGGTTGATCAATATCTTCCATATCATATATGGAAAAAAGATACGATAATGTCCAGTGTTTCGGATCATTAATATCATAATCAGGTATTGCGTTAACTCGTTCAAGGTTTGATGTTTTACGCTTTTTTGGAAAAAATCTTATACGTAATTGATCATATCCGTCGTTACGAAAATGAAAAAAACTTTTTTGTTTCGGCGTCGTGATACCGGTATCTGCAGTTTCGTATTGACCTGTTTTTGAATTGTAAACTCCAACAGAAGCTTCTGGATTATAAAAGAAAGTCATATGACCTACTGTTTGCCAATTAGCTAATGTTTCTTCTATTGTTAGATTAACAATAGAATTAGGGTTAATACCGTAGTATCGTATATTAGGGTTCGATGACCCGTTATCAAGATATACTTCAGCTTCGTATTCGAGCTGATTATATTTTGTTTCAAAATTAAAATCGGTTTTTATCTCCATTTTAAATACTTTGAGCGCTAATTTGATTTAAAATATCTTTAACAACTCTCATTTGTAGATACTTGATAGATGTACCGGGTGTAGGTAGTTTAGTAGGATCTATAATGTTATTAGCACTTAATATTACCCACCATAAGTTTGGTGTATTATACACTCTATACGATACTAACGGCCAGGTATCATCATATTGTACATTATAAGTTTCGTAATAGCCAGCAGGTAAGTCTTGTGGTATTATTACATTCTGTAATAAATTGTAATAATAACGATCATCCCCATCTTTATATACATTAAAGATGTTTTCGTAATTTTCTCTTCTTAATTTAGGTAGATCGGGAATTTCGTTTTGATTCATATGCTATATTATTTTTTCTTAAAAAGATCAGCAGTTCTTGTTATTACCTCTTGAGCGAGATTTTTACCTTGTAAATTAAACTCGCTTTGTGCTATCGATAGTTGAGCTTCTCCTTTTGAATTTACAGTTACCGGCTGATTATTAATAGCTTGAAACATATTTTTACTGGGCATAACCATATCGAGTAATGTTATACTAACTTCATATACATCAGGTACGTTATATACTTTACCGGCATTATCATTGAGTAATCTCATATTACCTCTATTTCTTATAGTTAAATTAGTAACACAGGATGCGTAGCTGTAGTGCTGTCCTACAACTAATAATTCATAAAAAACAGGTGGCACACTAGTTATAAAATCTCTCTTATTGTAAAGGTTTTGATTAACGAGCAGCTCACAAAGTTGTCGATTTTGAATCCAATCGTCTGGCCCGTATGTGTTAAAAAGCGGAAATTTTACTGTTATACTTCTCCTCTCGTGACTATCCCATAAGCGTGGTCTATCTGTTATACCAACTTTAGGATAAGCAGATGCTAGAGCAGCTCCTCCTATATTACCGATGGCATCCATAGCGCCTCCAACAAACTCAGCTGCTTTTTTTCCTTTTAAAAGTTGTGAAACACCGCTTGCTATACCTTTAACATTTTCAATAGTATCAAGAGAAGACCATGGCGGGGTATTAATTTCAAAATTAATATCGTCAAAATAAGGCATGTCGTAAACAAACCCAGTAGGTGTATCTTTTGGATATAAATCTTTATAAACAGTTAAAGGATCGTTGTCATCAAAAGCATTAATTGCTCCGGTGCCATAAGCTAAAGCTTGTCTTTTTATAGTCGACTCGTTAACTGCATACTCTTTTAATATAACGCGAGGAGCATTATCTTTAGCGTTATAACTTAATGTCCAAGGAAAATATTTTGTTATATTAACATAGCTATATTTACCTTGTACTGGTACATATAAATCAGCTAAACTACCAGATCCTTGTTTAACACCTGAAAATAAAGAATTAATAGGGGTAATAGGTGCATCTTTAGTTTGTTTAGCAGCTGTAGCCATAGTATGTTAATATTTAAACATTATTATCCCTGTTACGGGTTAAATTGTGATCTTACACCTCTTATAGGGTCATTATTAGAAGCAGCTACTTGAGATGCAGACGGACCTGAAGATTGTTGTTGATTGTTCATTACAATAGGTGCAACAGGAGCGGAACCACCTTTACCAATTGATTGTGCTAATTTATATATCGCCTGTACGAGTGTGTTAATAGAACTGTTTGTATTACCTGTATTTTCAGCAATTTTACTTAAAATATCTTTATTACCATCTCCGGGTGAAGGCGGTGTACCTGCAGAAGTTTGTGATGATACAGGTTGTATAGGTGGTTGCTCGTTAGCTGTTTCAGGCGGAGGTGTAAAGGCTGGTTTCAGTTGTTCGTTACCTTCTAATCCTTTTTCGGGTGTTATATCAGATGTAACTGTTGATGATTCATTGGGTTGTTCAGATGTAGCAGGTTGTGTTTCTTTGTATATGTCTCTAGCAGCTAACGCAGCGTCAATACCTACACTTGCAGCTGTACCGAGCCCGGGTATACTACCAGCTGCTCCTGATGCTACTTCCCCAGCAGCACCTAACCAATCACCTGCTAATGCTCGTTGCGCACCAAACCCTAGACCTGCAACGGCTCCTAAAATTGGAATCTTTTTTAAACCGGATTTAAGTAATGCTTTACCACCCGCTTTTGCGGCTGTTTTACCGAGAGCTTTTGTAGCAACTTTAGCACCAGCTTTAGATCCAGCTTTTTCACTAGCTTTTGTAGCTAATGTTGTTTCAGCTTTTTCACTAGCTTTTGTAGCTAATGTTGTTTCAGCTTTTTCCCCTGCTTTTGTAGCTAATGTTGTTTCAGCTTTTTCACTAGCTTTTGTAGCTAATGTTGTTTCAGCTTTTTCACTAGCTTTGAGTGTAGTACCGGTGCTAATTTTACGAGCTGCCCTTTCAGCACGCAACTCCTGTGCTTTAGCGCTTCTTGCTGCCTTAGATGTAGATGTACCGTCCTTCGGTATACTTCGTTTAGATGTTTCAGCTGTTTTAATTGTAGTACCAGTACCTGTTTTTCGAGCTGCTCTTTGCGCTTTTAATTTCCGTGCACGAGCATTACGTGAACGTGTGCCTCGTTTAGCGCGAGCTGGCTTTTTACCGCCACGACCTTCAAAAAAGTCTAATAAATTACCTAACAAGCCTCCGCCGTCATCAGTAGCACTAGAAGGTGCTGTTTTGACAGTTGTTTCTTTTTCTTTAAAAATTTTTCTTAATTCATCTAAAACATCTTTAAGTATCACAGGCATTTTTTCTTGAAGGTTTCTTGCACCTTCATCTGTAACACCGCCAATTAAAACAGTTTGTATATTTGAAGCGTCTTTAATTAAGTCTTTTTCTTTACTCGCAGCAGGTTTCGTTATAGTAGATTGATTTGCTGTTTTACCATTTGTTGTTGATAAAACAGGTGTTTCAGCAGCTGCTTGTTTGTTATCTTTTTTTACTGGTGAAAGTAGGTTACCTAACTTAAAAATATTACCTAAACCTAAAAATTTTTGTAGTATATTTTTATTATCAGGTAAAGCATCTAATTGTTGATTTCCAGTAGATGTTTTTGATTCAAGTTTTTTTTGAGCGCGACGACTTAATGCATCTTTTGCTAAACCGAACAAACCGCCTGATTCAAATTTTTCAGAAAGTGTTTTTGGTTTTGTTACCTTTTCAATTTTTTCTTGAAGTATATCTTGAAAGGCATCAGATATATTATATTGCTCTGCAAGCGTTTTAAGCATTTGCTCTAGAGCAGGAGGTATTTCTTTTTTAACTGTTTTCTTAGCAGCCATCTTCTTATATATTTAAGAAGATAGTTTTTATATTAGATATTAAAAAACGTAGCATCAATAGGAAAGCTTCTTTCAAATGCTACTCCTCTATCAGTAACAAACGTATAACTTAAGAGCTTATCAATAATATTTTTATAACTTTCAATATATTTGATGATATCATTAATTACTGAAACAGGGATTTTTTCGATTATACTTGTTTTATCTTTAAACGACAATGTACTTAAATCGTATAACGTATCATTTATCGATACGTTAACAATAAATTTTGCTAGCTCATTTATAAATGTTTCACCGATTATATTTTGCATTTCTTGCTCTGTAAGAGCATTAACTGATACTGAATTATTATGCAATTCTTCTTCTAGTTTACTTTCAATATTAAGAGTGGGTAAAGCGCATTTTATTTTAATACCGTTGTTTACAAATTCTTTTTCTAACGGTGGTTTTATACTTCGAAATGCATCAAAATGATCTACTATATTTGCATTGTATATATCGTTCTCTAGAGAATATTCATTAATTTCATCATCTGTAAAAACAAAACTATATTCAGGGGATATACACTCTATTTTTGTTTTAAAAATAAAAAATAATTTATCAAAAATAGTAAACGTATTTGTATCAATATCAGCATCTAAACAGTTCTGCTTAATAATGTTATTAATTGTTAAAATAAAATCGGTATTATAAATGGTATTATTAATAGCAGTTTGAAGTATTTGTTTAAGTTGCTCTGTTGTAAGCTGTTTAAATGTAACTTCTTTATCTAAAGAAGGAATATAAACGTTATATTTTAATACTGTTTCTAATTCAGTTAGAAAATTTATAATGCTCTCTTTAGATGTCATATATTACGTTTATTTAAAAGATTTATCAGATACTATCAAGCTATATCACTAAGTTCGTTATCATAGCTATTAAAATTGTCAAGGCTCGCTTGAGTTTGTTGTGGTTTATTTAACGCTTCAAGTTTTTTAACAAAAAGATAATATTCTCCGGGTGTTATATCTTCGATATAAACGGGTGTAATATTTGCTATTTTTGCTAAATTAAAAATGTTTTCGTACAACGACAGTAAATCTTCTCCAAAAAGTAATTTAACTAATATTATTAAATTTTTTATATTAAAATTAAAAATTAACTGTTTATCTTCTAAATCTTTTAAATGTTTAATAAGATTAACATTATTAAACAGAGTTAATATTTCTTGTATACGTTGATTAATTGTTGTTGTTATTTTAACGGGTAATTTATCAAAAAGAGTTTTTAGAGAAAATGTATCAGTATTTGATATTGTTATTATTCTATTGTTAATAATAATTTCATTAATACATGCTTTATAAATACTTTCTATACTGTCAAAATCAATACTAATAATATTAGCTATACAAGGTAATTTGTAGTTAACTGTTATATTATATATAGTTGTTGGTCTTAAAATATCGTTATACTGTATTTCATGTATATTAGATATTAATCTATCAACATTAATATCGAGTTTTAAAGATTTATTATCTGTAGTTTCAGCTAGTATAGAATTACCTATACATAAACATCTTATGTTTAGTAATAGTAAAAAATAGTCAATAAAATTAAAGGTTTTTATTGTTTCGAGGTTTATACCTGTTAAATTAGATAAAACATTATTAATAGTATTAAACGTACTAATATAATCTATATTCTCTCCGAGAAGACATTTTAATATACTTTTAAAATGTCTAACTTTGAGTTCTTGAAATTGTACTGTTTTATTATCAGTTAATACAGCATTAAATAGTAAATTGTCCACAATAACATTTATATACTAGATAAAAAATAAACAACTTTATGCTCTTGTTGCTTGCGCAACGTTAGCATTTCTACCTATAACCGGGGTACTAAGCGGTATAGGTTGTATAGTATTATCTGCTACTGCTAAGTTTGTATTATCTGTTTCAACATTATAGTAATGATATATAAACGTAGTTTCACGATTTACCGGGGTTGTTGTTTGGGTGTAGTTATATTCTTCACCTGTTACGCTTGTCGGACAAGCTCCGTAAAATGTATATTTTTGAGCTACATACGGTGGTTTATCAGCAGATATAACACCTAATTTATATACAGAAATGTTACAACGGTAATTGTCAGGACCTTTTCTAGCCAAAAGACCGAGATGAGAAGTTGCTATAACCCATGGTCTTATAACATTATCAACGAAGCTAACATTAGTATCAAGAAATACTATTTGTAGATTTTCAAATACATTACGACCAGCACCAATAGTTGTTCTTATATAACCATTATATTCAACACCTTCCGGATTAGCAATAAAACTTTCACCAGGTATTTGTACAGCTTGTACAAACATACACCCTTTTGTTTGATGATAATCTTTAGCTAAATTTGTATCAATAGCTTTATCTATACTCCATTTGCGAGGTTCATATAATATACCTCTTTTAATAGCTGTTACAGGTAATATACTATTACCTTCTGCAGGTTGCTCGTTACCGGTAAGATACGTACCTTCAAAAACAAGAACCCATTGCGCTCCTTTTGGTAATGCACTAGCCGGTTTACTTAAAAAAGTATCTAAGAAAAACGGTATGTGATTGGTAAATTCCATATAGCAATATTACTTATTGCTATTTCTAGAATTAACGAAGTACGCTAGGTGAAGAAGTTGTCTTTGTTACTCTCCAGTACTGATAAGCTAATGTAGCAGGTACTGTAACTATTGATCCGTTATCACCGATATTATAGGATATATCACCGACACTAGTGACATAAGCACCGTATAATGTATACTGACGTACTGTTGTTTGATCTTTACCGAGAAGATTTAAAGTAATAACAGAAGAATTACGAGCGATATTATAATTACCTTGTGATGTACCGTCATCAAATGTATTGAAAGTAGCGTTTTCAAGAGCTGCTCTAATATTATAATTTTGATCGCAACGGAATGTAACACTATAACTCTCAGAACCAGGGTATGAAGCAGTGCCAGGGACATTGAAGTTTAACCCCATAAATGGTACTGCTACATTGTTGATAGTACGACCTGGTAAACTCGCTGTTTCGAGATAAACGAGTGAGCTTTCTCCAAGATTGGTGTTAGCTAACTGAACAACGCGAAATTGAAACTGACGTGCAAAGTCTTGTTGTTGTACTGCTCTATAGAAGTCTGAGATGTTTTGTGCCATATAAAATATTTATTAGATTAGTTCCTGGAAGTTTTGACCAGTACGAGTTGCGATAAAGTTTACTAAGATGAACTCTGCTGCACGAACCGGTTTGATGTAAACATCAACTGCAAGCTCGTTACGATCAACAAGATCAGGTGTATTGTTACGCTCGTCACATACAATCAAGTAATCGTAAAGACCTTCAGTGTTTTTCGCAAGTTCAAAGACAGGTGTTATTGTATTCTTTAATCTTGTACGTGTAAATTCACTATTAGGTTCAAATACGAAGTATTTGAGAGCACTCTGTACAGAGCGTTCAAGTGTTAAGAACAATCTACGTACGTTAACTCTATCAAAAGCGGATGGCTTGTTTTGTAATGTTTTCTGACCGAAAACCACATAACCGTCACCGGAGAAGCTTGCAACCGGATTGATACCAATTGTGTATAAGAAATCTCTCTGCTTTTGATTAGGATTAAATCCTAAATCAACAATATTGCTTATTATACCTCGTGTTAAACCAGCAGGTGCAATCCAAGGCTGTGTAGCAGCATCAGTGCGTGCATATACTGCAGCAACGTAACCAGAAGCTGGAAGCCATGTAAGCCTATCTGAATAAGCGTCATACGCTTTAACCCAGTTACCATAGATAGCAGAATAATTTGTATTGATTCCTTGTAAGCAGTTCTTTAAAGGTGTGTAGATATTTGTCGAGAATGTGTTCGAACGGATAGATAATGTTTTAGCATCTTCACCGTTTACAAATATTTGTCTTAAAGGATCAGCTATAAATACGCAATCTTGACGTGTATTCTGTACAAAATTGTTAAAGGCGTTAAATACTGTTTTCCAACGAAGAATGGTCGAATCATCAGCTGAACTTAAACCTGCAGTATTTGTATATACTGTATCATCATAATTACCACCGTTAGTGGCTGAAGTATTTGCAAATATTGTTGAAATACCTGCATCAGCAACAACATCAATAAGCACGGAATCAGGTGTTTCAACTAATGTTAAAGCACGTTCAAGCTTTTGAACTACGTCCCCGACTTGTTTGTCATTGTTATAGTTATAAGTAGTTGCATATACGCCGTTTGTATAAAGGGCTTTAGCGGAATCAGCGATTCTTACAGACTTGCTCGGGTTAATTGAGCTTAAGCTGTTCCAGTCAGTTTTTTGTGAGATATTCGGGTTGACAAGTAACTTAATATTGCTTGAGCTATTATTTGTTACATCACCAATGTAGAATGATTTTTGTATACCACCGATATTAGCAACAGTTTTCTTACCAGCATCAAGTGAACCGATATGAGATTCAACTAATGAATATGTAAGTGTTTCAGGTTCGTAAATAGAATTACGAACTTTAAAGAGTGTTACAAGCAAGGAATCGTTATAATAACTATCACCGAAATTAAATGTCGGTATTGATTCAATTACTTGTGATACTGAACTAGAAGATGTTTTTGTACCTGAGAGTGCGAATCCGATTCTTGTAGAAGGTATACTATAAAAATCGTCTTGAGCTGTTAAACCGTTAATTGATTTAACAGATGTAAAATCAGTATCAGGGCCGAAATCAGTATTATCAGCTAAAGCTATGTAATAACCTTCAAAAGCTTCGTTAATAGTTGTCTGTGAGTTGTTAATAACAACAATACCTGCATTAATTACTGTACCGTTAAAGTCTGCAGCTGGTGCAACTGAAGAAATTGAACTCCAGGTAACGTTATTTTGTAAAATATTATCGTACTGTGTTTCGGTTAAAGAAACATGTTTAGGTGTACCAATTGTAAAGCCACCGTCAGTTCCGGAAGCAACAGGGTAAAATAATGCGCTGTATTGTGTTGCAAAACCTGCTCCAGAACCAGACCCATAAGGAAGACGTGTAGTTAATAATGTTGCAGGGGAATTTAAAGCTTCCTTACAGCTATAGTAAAAATATCTTTCAGCTGCTGTTTCAGGAGAACCGTAGATAGTTTCAAATTCGGAAATTGTAGAAACTAATATAACTTCATCAGTCGGTCCTTGAGGAGCGAAACCAGGAATAAACACGTTAGTACCACCACCGATCTGTGCATTTTGCGAAAGATCGGTTTCAGTAATTTGAACACCAGGAGAATTGATTGAACGAGCCATAATATTATATTATTATTTATGCTGTTTTGGTATTTTTTTATGAGGTAAGAAGTTTAATATCTAACTGACTAAACTGAAAATCTACTGTTGATTCAATAATCCCTTCGTCTCTGTAGCTATAATTTATAGGTCCTAAATTAGTTATAAAAGCGTTATAATAAACAAACTCAACACTTTTTTGATTATATTCGTTTAAACTAAAAACTGAAAATGTTGTTTGATATTCTGTGTTTAAACCTGACTGTATTCTGTCTTTATACGTTTCTAAAGACGGTTTTGTACCTGTATAAATACTATCTGTTGGAGAGTTTAATATTGTGAGCCATTTCCATAGAAGCCAATAATTTTTAAATTGATTGTCTATAACAAAGTTAACAGTAATCGGCGGGTAATTCGGTCTTGAATAACTTGAAGTGTTATATGACTGTCCTCCGAAACGTACTTCAACAGGTGGTACTTGAATAGAAGGTACAATTGTACCGTATATTGACATTTGTAATGGATCTATATTAATACTCTTATCATTAATAGATTGCTTCTTTAGAATTTGAGGTAAATTAAGGACGAGTAAAAATTTATCCTTACCAGATCTATTAAGAACTGATTGCTGAGTTGGATTAGTTGGATTAATACAGGGTTCCATTATTGCATTGGTTTCCAACCGTTACCTAATAAATCAAAAAGATCAGAATTATCTTCTAACATTAAACGATCTTCTTCAGTTATAAGCGGCTGGTATGTTGTTATATTAGTTGAATCAATTAACGCAGGAGCGCTATTATTATTTAATTCTCTTATTTTATATAACTCAGGATCAGATTCATAATAATCGCCTGGGCTTATTCTTAACGGTTTACCTTGATCGTCATATTCTTCTATTTGAAAATACTGTTGACAAATTTCTGGTTCCAAAATAAAGAGCGTCCAGACAAGAGACATGACTCTATCATCGTAAAAATTATCGTTCTTTTTTCTATATGTACCGTTAGGGTAACGAATAAATGTTTCTAGTTCTTTTATTGAGTCAATATCATTAAGTGAAACAACTTGTAAAGTGTTTAACCAATATCTCATATTAGCAACACCTGCAAATCTGAGATTGTTATGACTCAAAACACCAATATGTCTTGTATTGGAAAAAGACCCTGTATTAGCTAATTTTGAACAACTTACTAATCTATCATAAAAATGCTTATGAAAGAGTGCGTCAATAACTTGTGCACCACAATTATTACGTTCAATAAGAAGGGGTGGCTTACCCCACTGATGAGATAAATTAAACAATTTATTAGCGTAGTGATATGGCTCTATAACATTAGAACCGTATACAGCTACTTGACGTATATCATGTAGGTCGGTAATATCTAACACTTGTGCAACAGAAGCTGCTCTTCCTATACCTTCCCCAACGTCAACACCTATAACATATAACTTTTTAGGATCTGGTTCTTCAAAAACTTTATAACATCCTTCTTCACCGACCCATATTGATGGTTTCTTTTGTTCTTTAAATCTTTCAATAACAGATGCACCAACAGCAGAGTTACCAGCATCAAGGAAGGTATTACCAAACTCTTGTTGAAACGCTTCATCAGATCCGAGAGCAGAAACCATTTGCTTGCGCCATTTCTCACCTCTCCCTGGTACATCCCACCAATCAATACGTTCAGCGTGCCAACCGTTAGTACCTTTTTCTGCCCCTGAATAGACCTCGTAAAATTTATTTCCTGTACCGTTAGGAGTACTTACCATGAAAATTTTAGTCTTTTTACCAGATGATACAATAGGTATAACTGATTTCCAAAACTCTTCCATAAAGTGCTGGTCAATGAATGCAGCTTCGTCAATACAGAGAATAGAAGCAGAGTCACCTCTTGCAGCTGTGCTCGTTGTAGTACTAATACCGATACTCGAACCGTTAGCAAACGTTACACCCGTTTTTCCGTATTCTTTAACACCAGGCTTGAGATAATTCGGTAACATTTCATACGCCATTCGAATACGTTTAAAGATATTAATCGCGGTATTTTCTTTATTAGCAACAATAATAACTCTTTGATCATCATAGAAACAAGTATTCCATAATGCATAGATAGTTGTGATAGTTGTTTTACCGCATTGACGAGAAGCTAGTACACAAACAAATCTATTATCAGCAAGACTCTTAAGAGCTTTTTTTTGGGCTTTATAAAGATCTATTTTTTCTTTACCACGATCTAAGTTTACAATGTAGAAGTGATTTTCAGCAAAATGAATAATATCTTCTTTGCATGTTTTTAACTCCTTAACCATTTTAGGAGTCCACTCAAACTGAGCGTCTTCCTTAGGAATATTTTTATCACCGCGATAGTACTGACTCTCGTCAATAGGGTTCTCTATGATGATATCATCAGACATATATTCTCTTATTTAAAGAGAAAGCTTATAACTATCAATCTCCCAATATGTTAATCAACGTCGAACGTAAATGTTCAATTACGGCATCTTTATCGTGCGGCGAGTTAGCATGCATGATACTAACCTTTTCTCCGTTAATATCGTAACCTAAAATTACATAAGCACGAAGATACTCTGATGCTATATTATCTAAATGTTCAAGATCTTTTACTTTTGCTTTATGTATTGTAGCATCATCGTAAAAACGCAAAAACGCTTGCTTAATAACCTCTTCAACTTGTTTATTAATATTTTGCTGAATTGGTGTCTTGTCGTCAATAGCACTAAGCTTAGGGGTTAAAGTTTTCTTCTTTCTAGGTACTCGCTTGGAGGCTGCCTTATCGTTATTTTCTTCTTCGGTAGCCATATACTAATATTTATTCTAATTTAGGAATTAGTTTTCTCAGTATATGTCGAAGCTTTATTATTGATATTATATTTTACAAGATGTTCGATAAGCACTTCAAAAGAGTTAGTCTTTAGTTTAAGACGACCAGGGATAAAACGTCCTCCATCAAACAATTCAAAATAGCTTTCATCTATAAACGGGTCATTGATATAACATGTACAAAAAACAGAAGCTACACCTGGATCAATCATAATAGTCCAAGCACGTGAGTCTGATTCATTATAATCGGTAAATAGCTTATGAGCATAATAACCGCTATCGCGAAGTCTCTTAAGGAAATAACCGAGTGTAGTTAGTTTGTTTGACATAAATGAATTTATAATAGTTAGTGCTATTTTACAAGTGCTGAAATAATAAATTTAATATTTACAAAATCATCTTCTACTTCAAATAACGTTACTTTTAGTTCACTATTAATTTTTATAGAAATAGAATTAGTACGAAGACCAGCAAGCATACGCACGTTTTCAAGATTCAGTGGTAGAGCGTTTTTAATAGGTGTACCATTAAAACTATCTGAAATAAGATATGTAATATTGTTTACGTTTTGTCTTTCGTAATCGTTTAGTTCAGCATAAACATCATTATTTTTTGTATAGAAATAAAGCTTATCAGTATCTGTAGCTATAGAACTACCTTTAAGTATTTCATTAAATTTCGTATTTGTTAATACGAAATCAGAGTCATATTGAAGCTGTCTAATCTTTTCCGGGTTAACAGGG